ATATCCGATCCGGAGGGCACCTCCACGCCGACGACGACGGCGCGAAAAGCGTGACATGCGACGACGCCCACCATAGGAGCGACGACGACGACCTCTGCGAAACCTCACGGTAACCACCTCCTCTCAAAATTCTCGAGCGCGGGAACGGTACTTCGAACGAGAGCCACCACCACGGATGCCCCAGCCCTCACGAGGAAAGGCCAGGTACCCGGTGTACAGATGATCAGCAACCAAGTTAGTCGCGGCCTTCGCAGTTGAGAGCAATTCGGAATCTCCATAGCGATCCTCCGCGACCTGGCCGTCGCTGAAATACGGGTTGTGATAGAGCGGGTAGCCGAATGGGCGCGAATACTTCTGAGACGGAATGTCGCCCTGCTTCTGCTTCAAGTCATCGTCATTAACCGCAAGACCGTCCACCGTTCGATTGGGACCAGGACGAGGCATAGGCGGACCGACCTGACCAGACTGCCGAGCGGTAGACATAAGCCTGGACGCGATCTCCGTCCGCTTGATGTCATTGTCCAGGCGAAGGCCCTCGATCGCCGCATCCTTCGCTTTTTCCCGATCGAGAGTTTCACGCTGATCCGTTGTCGCTGACGCTTTAAATGCCCTGGTCAAGTCCTGACCGAGAGAGCCGAAGTCCATCTTGGGTGCTTCGCCGCCGACCGACACGGGAGAGGGAGAGCTGACCTGGGCTCCGAGAGCAGCGAGCGGATGAAGCCCCGCCGCTTTTGCATCCTCCACTTTCCAGCGGATGCCCATTTGAGCGAACTCACGCTGCATCGCCATCTGCTGTTGGGCGAGCTGCATTTGCTGCGCGTTGTAGTCCTGCTGAGCAGAACGATTGAAAAATCCATTGATAAGGTTGACGCCTGCTGAGGCGAAATCTTCGATGCCCATTTTAACATTCCACCTCTGACCATTGACTACGACGCTTCGGCGATCCCTTTCCGGATCGCTTGAGCTTTAGGGCGTGGATCACTTCACGCCGGACCTTACGTCTAAAGCAGATGATAGATTTAGCGGCCGACGCAAAACGCGGCACGCTAGTTTCAAGGCGCTTCAATACAGAAGGCCTCGACTGAAGTGGTTTTCCGCCGGGTCCACGACGGACCAGCGGCGAGTTTTTTGGCTTGTGACGTATACGGGCTGGATGCCCTGAAAACTCCCTGGGCGGCTCGCGGCCGCCCGGGGCCCATCTTCGCATATCGCTCACCTTGTTGAGCTGGCGAAGGCGTGCGGAATCCCGCACGGGGGGAGTGGGCTCGTTCCGAGTGTAACGACTATCGTTGTCTAAATCGTCCAGGAAGTCTGAACGTCTAGCCGTGTGATTTGGCTTTTGGGATTTACGCCTCACTCCCCGGACTCCCCCTGATTTGGCGGACTACATATGGTGTCAGTCCGCACATTACTTATCAAGAGAGAGTAATGGGGGTTCGTCGAACCCGGAAACCGAGCGATGGGGGAGGCATCGCGGTTCGACGGAGAGGGACTCTGGGCAGGTCAGAGCGGACGTAGGGGGGGCAAACCGGCCCCCCCTACACCCCCTCCGGCCAGAACGGCGCTCACGCGCCTCCGCCCGGGGCTGGCTTGGGCGAAGGGGGCTCGGCGGGGGGGGATGGCGGGGGCGCAGGAGGCCACTCCTTGCCCTGCTGTAGGGCTTCTAGCTCCTCCTGTAGGATGGTGATGCGGCCCTTGTTGCGCTCCTCCTGGATGCGCTGTTCCAGGTTACGAGCAGCTGCCGACATAGGCCAAGGATCGGTCGGCTCGTGGACCTCCTCCCAGGGCGAGGCAGGATCGAAGTCGTCGCCGACGTCAAAATCGTTGGCCTCTTCCTCAGTCTCAAACTCGTCGGTACCGCCACCGGCATCCGCCCTGGCGTGATTCAAGACCATGCGCTGGATGGTGACCCAAATATCCTCATAGGGCTGCTGCGGGATAGGAGCCTCGACCGGCACAGGGTTCGGAAACTCGACGCCGATCTCACGGCGTCCTTCACGGGTGTAGCTATATTCAACCAGGGCGAGAGAGATGGGCTCGCCATCAGCCGTGACCAGGCGAGAATCACCCGGGTGAGCCTCGCGAAATGCCGAGGGAACCTTCTCCTCGAGCTCGTCCAAATTGAAGTTCGACATTGCAGAAACCTCCTTCCGGTTTTTAGAAGATGAACGAAGTGCCCTTCTTCGACACCATGCGGCGCGCCTGGATCGAGTGCGCCGCCATCACGTAGAAGGGATCAGTGGTACTAGATGCGAAAGTCCGCATAGTGGGCACCGAGGAGACGAACGCAGCGTTAAGTGCGGGTTCGCTACCGAAATCTCTAGCAAGGTGCCAATAGTTAAGCGTTGTTCGGAATTCGCCCGACACACCAGACTCAATGCGTCGGTACTCGTCATAACGGTCCTGGTAACCGAAGGTACCGTCAGGGGAAGCTGCAGCTGAGTAGACCTCTTTGTTTTTGACCGCCTGTTGCCCGATGTGTTCCAGCTCGCGTTGCCAGAACTCCTCCTTGAGACGCTTATTCAGCTCGCGCGTCAGCCCGTTCATGTAGATCGTCTTCGGCCGAATCGAGAGGAGAGACATGATCAAGCCGTGCTCCTCAATGAAGCGGCGGTAACGGTTAGAACGCATTGCCGAGATTCCGTGGCCTTTGAGTGCCCCCACAGTGTTAGCCTGGTCTGGGGATGAAGAAGGCCCAACCTGGAGCACTTCCGAAAACTGAACACGGTTCTTGCCGCCGCCCAGGTACTCAGCCCGCTGAAGACGCGCGTCCGAGGACCGCACCCCGAGGTAACGTAGATATTCCACGTATCGAGAACCATAGCGCGCACGAGCCTCCTCAAAACGCTGGATCGCCATTGCCTGGCGCAGCTGATTGACGGTCGCCGCAGTAGCGGCAGACAGATCGACCTTGATGTCCGGCAGGTTCGAAGGACCAGAATTACCCGCGCTGCCGCTAAGCTTGATTTGACCGTTGGCCGCAAGCGATCCCCAGGACGCACCCCACCCAGTCATGAGTCCAGTAGACTGACGGACATTCGCCGGGATCGCCCCACCTGGCGTGCCGTCAAGCATGCCAATTCCCGTAACGGGCGCCGAGGTACCCAGAGGAAGAGAAACAGCAGGCCCTTTTTGCTCCCACGGGCGCGAGCTGGTGAAATAGTCCTTCTCCCAAGAAATGTTCTGCAAAATAACGTTGGTCGTCGCGTCATTGCCATCAGCTGACGATTGGACCAGGGCAGTCTGCAGATCTTCGTCTCGGTAGCTCTCGTTCCAGATCCTCGCATAAGCGCGAAACGGTAGAGCTGAGACCACCTGGCCCGTGACAGAGTGAGGAATTCCAAAGTAGTCAGCCAGGGAACCGAGACCAGGAGCGCCGGCGAACGTGATGGTTGGAAACGTCGGAAGGCTAGTGCCGGCAGGACCTCCCGTGATGAAGTCCTCAAAGCTGGACCAGAGCAGCCGATAGGGCACGAACCAATGGTGAATGCGTACATCCATCGGATGCATGACCGGCGAGAGCATCGGTGAAGCACGAAGGAGGGCCGACGTAGAATGCTGGATGGTATCGCCAGGGAGGACGGGGAACCAACCAATGGGGACTAGTGCGCCCATATCGCACGACAATAGGCGCTGGTGCGACAGCGAGTGCTTGTTGCGTTTCATAGATCACGACCTTTCCTTTTTTGCTGGTACAGCTCTTCATGAAATTTTAGACGCTGATCTAGCGCCATCGAGTTCTTGATAATCTGCGCGCGGAGCGTAATCGCCTCCACATCCTCCTGCGCAGCCTTTTGCAGCGGTAGCATCTGTTCAACCCATGCCTGACGTGCCGCACCTTCCTTCACCTCCTCCGTTGTGCCGACTGCTTCACGAAATTTGTTGCGGAGATACCTACCGAGCGGGCGCTTCTTGCCTCCTGCAGCGGTGAGGTGTCCAACGACATCAGTTGTCGCTGCGTCGTGATACCGAGTGAAGGATTTCGCAAATTCAGCCACCAGGGGCGCGCCAATACCGACAGCCCCCTTGACGGCTCCTCCACGCGACTGACGTGAAAACTCGGGAAACCTGCCGTCGAGACGGGCATCCTCCTTCTTGGTCATCTTCTTGGTGACATAACCACCCAAATATCGGGCCCGCGCTGAGTCCAATGCTCCGACACCCACGTCTCCGTCCTTCCACGCTGCTCCGACCAGGCGGCAGACATCACAACAATCTTGCCACTGATAACGTCCTGTAAGACTTCGCGCGGTAGCGCCGCGGCGGCAGGATGGGAAACCGAAAAACGCTGCATGGTAATGGGGACGCCACGTTCTATCGCCATACTCACCCACCAGAAAAAAGCGTTGCTTCCACCCGAACGAAGCACTTGCAGATTTCAGAAGGCGTTTTTGAAACAACTGAACCCCCGACGGATCGAGAGTAGGGACACCCGTACCGTCCGACGTAGTCCAGGGTAACGCGGAATCTGAGTAAGTCAGGGTGACAAACACATTCGAAGAGAACCGCCTCGCTTCCAGCTCGATCCTTGTTGTCCATATCGACCTCTTCGACACTCGACATATCCGGCAACGCCCACAGCCGTAGGCGTTGCCACCACCTGGGGAATAGGGATCAGTGCACTTCACATGCGATATCCGATCCGGAGGGCACCTCCACGCCGACGACGACGGCGCGAAAAGCGTGACATGCGACGACGCCCACCATAGGAGCGACGACGACGACCTCTGCTT